ACTATCCATAGCCGCTTCGTAAACTCCAGCGACCTTTGCCGCTTCAGCAAGCGCACCCGTGGCTACTGCCTGTTGTTTTTGCTGGTAAGTCAATGAACTAGCACTTACGCCAATACTTCTTGCAAATGACTCATACATCTGCCCAGCAGATTTTTGGATACCAACTGATTTAAGAACTTCACTTCGCCCTGTGATAACGGCGTGGGTGAGCATATTAAATGTATCTGTTGAGTTCTTACCAGAAATAACAGCAAGGTCTTGAGCCGCTCTAGCCAACTGAGAAGCATAAGATAAATCTAAATTATTTTGAGCAAACTTGATGGCTGACTGCGATGCAGTCTCCATCTCAATACCCATGTCTTTTGTGGCGAGCGCCGCATCTTTAATGGCTTGATAACCGAGACCCGTTGCTTTTCCAACGGCGTTCATGGAAACATCCAACTCGTCTACGCGAGCCGCCGCCATAAATGCTTTAGTTCCAAATGCAATCATCGCCGCAGTTGCAGTACCAGCCGCAATTCCAATACCCATGACTGCACCACGCAACCTTGATGATTGCGCGGTACAGTCATTCATTGTTTGGGTAGCCTGTTGCATACCCTTTGTAAACTGTGCGGTTTCAGCGGTTAGCCGAGCGCGAACTTCCATGGTTGGAGTTTCTGCCATTATCGCCTCGCTTTCGCTCTACGCTCTGCCTTCTCTTGCTCTTTTGCCTTGAGAGTCCATAGCGCAGTCCACTCAGTTAATTCCATACTTGTAAGGGGGCGGTGTGCTGGACTCCCGTAAAGAAGTTCAGCCACCGACCTACCCAACTTTTCTGCTAATTCGAAAAGAAATCTACGCTCAGGATTCTTTAGGAAATCGTGCCTGTGCTTCGTCTACCGCCTCCGCTGTAAGACCAGATGAGCCAAGCGCCTTTGTAGCAAGGCGCTCAACTACTGCACCATTCTTTGAAAGGATGGCTTCCTTATCTTGGTCAGTAAAGACTGGTAGACCTGTTGCTGGGTCATAGACAGTTGCGATAACTGTCATTGCGTACATAAGACCGACATCTGTTTTGTCGCCCTTAGATGCGCCTTCACCCAACTTAGCGCGTTCCGCCGCTGTCATGGAGCGAACTTCTACTTTCACTCCCCACTCTGGAACTTCTACAAGTTCCTTCGTGATGTCATCGGCACTAAAGATTGTTTGCTTGAGACTCATTTATTTCTCCTTGGACACTAGGTTGGTCACGACTTATTAAGTTGTATTGCTATTTAATTATGCGTATGTACCGCGAGTTACTGCACCTGTTACTTGGAACTCTGCTGAGTATGTCACGACATCGCCAACAGCACCAGACTTCTCATAAGAAGTAAGGATTGCTTCACCTGTGTACTTAACCTGACCAGCAGTTGAACCTTCTGGACCGTACTCGAATGAAACTGTTGCCGCTTGTCCTGCGATACCTGCAAGGTGAGCATCAACTGTTGCATCAAAATTACCTGATGCTGAAACGGTTGAGTCTGTCAATCCGACAATGTATGTCTTTGCAGATGAACCGAATGAAGTTGTTTCAGCAGTCTCAATTGTCTGAGGGAATGAAACATCTGTAAGTGTGTTTGAAATATCGGTAAGTGTGCCACCTGAATTGTCTACCTTGAATACGGTGGACTTACCATGACGAAATGTAGGCATTTGTTATCTCCTTGAAAAAGCCACGATTGGGGTGGCGCTACCTGTTGAACCTGCAACCGTGTAGTTCACGCGCAGGTATCTTGCTACTGATGTTCCAGCCGCAACTTCAACTCTATAAGATGTCTTTTGAGCAGAAGTGATTGCGGTGAATGTCACCAAGTCTGTGAAAGTTGAGTTGTCGGCTGACTGCTGAACCTTCACGGTAATATTTCCGTTTCGAGTATTAGTCGGAACGGAAAGAAACGCAACACCGCCATTGGCTGTTGAAGCGCCATTGTCCACGCCTGTTCCGTTTCCAGTTGTAGTCACGGCTGAACCAGAGGACAAGATGACCCCGTGTTCAACTCCTGATGATGACTGGAATTCGGCACTTGCCTGAACAACATCTGCAATTGCTCCTGATACCTCGTATGAAGTGGCATCGGACTCAAGCATCACGGCGCGATAGCCGTTAGCGTGACCTTCGGTTGCAACAATTACTTTTTCCTTTGTTGCTCCACCAAGAACTGATGCAAAAAAACTATCTGTGCCTGTATCGGCTGTTCCTTCAAATAGACCAGAAAGCGATACGGTTCCATCTTTTAGACCGCTAATGTATTCCTTAGCACTTGAGCCGAATGTGCTTGTCTCGGCTGTCTCAACTGTTGTTGATGCGCTTACATCATTAAAATATGATGAAAAATCAAACTCGTTTACAAAAACTCTAACATTTTTACCATGGCGAAATGTAGGCATTATTCATCATCCTCATCTGTAGTTGCTGGGGCTTCTTCTTCAACTGCCTCAACCTCAATTGGTGCCTCGACTACAGGCTCAACAATTGGCTCGATAACAGGTTCGACTATGACCTCAGCCTTTGGCTCGGTCTTTGTAACTGGCTTTGAGGAATCCTCAATTGCGCCAGACTCAAGTAGCCACTTGATTGATGTGGCTGGCAAATCTTCTACGACATCGCCAATTTCAGCGCGTTTGTTTGGTGGGTAATCAATACCCTGAAGTACACGGTACTTAGCCATCTATTCCTCCTTGACGGCGCATGGGTAGCCCAAGTACACCGTCTAAGGTCACACGGACACGGAGGTAAGACGACTAACTCGGGCGACTAGCGCACATTAAGGAAAGTGTATCAGGCTTGAATTTAGACGAACTTGCAACGAGTAAGAACTGTTGAGAACACATCCTTGTACTCATCTGAACCCTTGACTGTTCCCTTGATTTTGACCTTATCGCCAATCTCGACATTGCCACCGTTTGATGAGAACCACTTGAACTGGTAGCCACCCTCGTTTACAAAAGTGAACAATGTTGTCCAGCCGTACTGTGTTTCGAAAGTGTTTGAGCCAGCGACAGTAACTTCGACCTCAACCTTGGAGCCTGTCTCTGCAAACTGCTCCTTCTTGAATTCGACCTTTTCGACTATTTCCTTTTCGCGCTGATTTGATTCAGCCTTAACGATGCTGACTGCGATACCAACTGTTGAATCCTTTTGGAATCCTAACTGGCAGACGGAGCGAACATTCTGAGCGTATGAACTGTCACCTTCGAAGTTCTTGCCCCACTCGATAAGTTGGCGAGCCTTCTCGTACTCAGCCTGACCAGCCTCACCGATTTGGTGCTTAGCCCAGATTTCGTTGTACTGGTGGATATTCTTAAGAACACCCCACACTAAGTCTTTTGTAGAGATTCCCTCAGAGGACTTCACATAACCTAACTTGCCGACTGCCTTGATAGCGTGAGCGATGATTGCCTCTGTGCTAATTGCTGAGATTCCGCCGAACTGATAGCCACCAAACTCCTCTGCAAAATCTTCCTCTGTGACTAAAGCGCTTGCATAGAAAGTCCAGCCGATAAAGTCCTTAACGCAACTTGAGCCGACCTGACTCAACTTTCCTTCTTCGTTCTTGACGAAGATGACCTTGCCACGATTACGAACTTTCTGGCAATGGTCGCAGTAACCTTTTCTAACATCAGAAATTTGGATTGGGTTCTCCTCTGAGAAACCGTGAAGGATGATTTGCTCCTCAACGAACTCAGCCACGCCAATGAATTCCCAGCCCTGATACTTGAGTGGTTCGCCCTCAATTACTAAGACTTGATATTGGCAATCAACGCCGTTGATTTGTTCTACACGCTCTTGGATGCTGACCTTGAAACCGCCAGACAATCCTTGCTTTTGACCGCGCTGAGCAATCTTTTGCGCTCTAGCAAGAGTCTTATCAACATTGACCTCGGAGATTCTGAACTCTCTCATGGACTTGCCCCTTTCTGACAAGACCAGTATATCAAACCCTAGTTAAATATTCAAGGGGAAACCCTCGCAACAGTTAGATTTCTGGTGGCAATGTGGGCAG